AAAAGCTGTAAGCAATAGAAGCGACAGATAATATAAAATATAAAACCCATTTAAAAATTTAGCAATAATTAAAATATAATACAATGAAGTATCCTTTTATTATATTTTACCGCAGTAATTCTAACGCAGTATATGACAAGTTTTTTTTTGATAACAATGCGAAACTAAATTGTACTGTCCAAATAACTAACAAACTTGTCAATATAAATAAAATATACAGCGCCAATTACCATCTATTAATAACATTGGATGACGATGTTAATACTAATATTTATATTGAGGCTTTACATGACAAAAAGTTGCTCAAGCTAACAAAAACTGATTTTCTAGATGTCGCATTTTTTAATTCTATTGTAAATAACAAATATATTTTAAATTGCTCCTTAGACAGGTGCTATTTGAGACCCGTTTTTTCTCTCTTCACAACATCATTCAACTCCTACGACAAAATCATTCGCGCATATAATAGCATTAAACGACAGACACTTATGAATTGGGAATGGATTATTCTGGACGATTCACCTGATGACGACCATTTCCAGTTTTTAAGAGAGAATTTAACACACGATTGCCGTATTAGGTTGTATCGTCGTAGCGAAAATAGTGGCAGTATTGGTAATGTAAAGAACGAAGCAGTGGCTCTGTGTCGCGGCAAATATGTTCTAGAGATGGATCATGATGATGAAATATTGCCAACTGTTCTAGAAGACGCAACAATAGTATTTACTAAAGACGGAGAAAAAGAAGAAATTGGATTTATATACATGGACTTCATCAACATCTATGAAAACGGTGACAATTTTCGCTATGGTGACAATATTTGTAAAGGATATGGCTCTTATTATTGCCAAAAATACAATGACAAATGGGTCTACGTATACAATACGCCCAATATTAATAATATAACATTATCGCATCTAGTTTGTTGCCCAAATCATCCACGAATCTGGCGCCACAACCTGCTTCTGAAAATTGGCAATTATTGCGAACATTTGCCTATTTGCGACGACTATGAGATTCTTCTTAGAACCGCAATTAACACAAAGATGGCAAAAATTCCGAAACTAGGTTATGTCCAATACATGAACAACTCCAATAACAATTTCTCTTTAATCAGGAACGTAGAAATAAACCGAATTGGACCACAATATATTAGCCCAATTTATTACGAGGAATATAGAATTGCCGATAAGATGGAAACTCTAGACGCATATGAGAAACCAACTACGGAAGATTCAAAAAACAATGTACAAATATGGTTAAGAGACACTGAAACATATGTTCATAAATATTGTAATTTGTTAGTTAATATTGATTTTGAGAAACAAATTTGTATCATTGGTCTAGATAGTCTTATTTTAAACTTGGAATATATACAGACATTGTATAATAATAAAGGCAATAATAACAACCAATCAGGAATGGCATTCGACTTCATTTTGTTAGATAATAAATGCCCAATTGAGTATTTGTGGAAGCAATTAGATGTCTACGGCTTCGACAAAATGAAATGTTATTCTTTAATAGATGTTTCTTCAGATTTGTTAGTTAGTTACTTTAAAACAATGTATTTATCAACTGAACAATATGAAATTATAAACAATGGTTATATTGATAGACCTAAATACAACTCGGGGTTTTCAAATAGGAGTCAAGTAATTAATTCTTTGACAAAAACGGATGCTAAGTATTTGGAAATTGGAGTGGAATATGGTCAGACGTTTTTACAAACGCATTTTAAGGATGAGAATAAGACAGGAGTAGACCCGGACCCAAAATTTGATATTATAGGCAAGAAATTCAACTTTATAAAGGCAACATCAGATGATTTTTTCAAGACTTTTTTTGAATTAAAGGTCGACAGTCCTAAAACATTCGATGTAATATTTATTGACGGAATGCATCAGTCCGAGTATTTTATAAGAGACTTCAATAACAGCGTCAAAGCTTTAAAAAATAACGGCTCTATATTTATTGATGATATTTTGCCACTAACCTACAATGAACAGCTTAAAATTCCCAGGAAACACTATTATGAAAACGGTATATTAAAGTATGGTGAAGAATGGACTGGTGATATTTGGAAAGTAGTATATCATATTTTGAAGAACTATTCACACAATTTATTATTAGAAGAAACAAAATATTTTTACAATGCGAGTTACAGAGGCGTTTTACATCTAAAGTTGAAAGAAGCATTTGAAATATCAGATTCGGAATCAGAAATGACTACAATCAATGGCTACAATTATTTCACAGATTTTCCTAAGTATCTTGAATTGCTCGCCACTTATAAATAATAAATTATTAATAAATTATTAACGTCGTTGTTTTTTTTGCGTTCGTCTTCTTCTTTTAACTCTTCTAAGATTTCCACCATATAAACTATAATCTCTATCATTTGCTCCTTCAGATTCATAAAACTTTGTATTAGCATTATTAGCCTTAGCATCCATTAATAAATTTTTTCTATATTCTTCATTTCCTTTAAAATATTCTTCTTCAGACAAAGCATTTTGTTTAATAATGTCACAAAAGTCTATTGACGAAAATCCTGTATCGGTATCAATAACCTCACACATTTGTCGTTGTCTTCCTTCAATCGGCTGAGGTTTTAATTTATATTTTTTTATTTTATTATTAGGGTCATCATTATATTTTGGATTAAGATAATATATACTTATTGGTTTTGTTAAACCAGTATCAGGAATATTTATTGCTCCTCCTCGTTTACTTCTAGTCATTCTACGCTTACTTCTTCTACGTTGAGAAAATCTTGGCATTATATAATATAAATACAAAAAAACTAGTTAAATATAAAACAGTTTTATATTTAAATGGAATTAGTTATAACAGAAAGGGATGATAAAAAAGTCACAATCTGTTTAAATATGATTGTCAAGGATGAGTCTCATATAATAAAAGGCACTCTTGAAATGTTGTGTAATAAAATCCAATTTGACTATTGGGTTATTTGCGACACTGGCTCCACTGATGGTACACAAGATATTATTACCAAGTTTTTCAAAGAAAAAAGCATACCAGGTGAATTGTATTCAGATGTATGGCAAGATTTTGCGCATAATCGGACTCTTGCTTTGAACCGAGCATTTGGCAAAACTGATTTGCTCCTTGTATTTGACGCTGACGACGAAATCCACGGCAATATTTGTTTCCCATCAAACAAATCCGACATAAAACATGACGAATATCATCTCAAGTTTGGCAGCCCATTCGGAACCAGTTACACCCGTGTTCTCCTAATTAACAACAATAAACGCTTCCAATATTTATCTGTCCTACACGAATTTATTACCTCTATGGAACCAAATTCTCGCTCTACAGTCGTAGAAGGCGACTATTATGTCGTTTCGGGACGCAGTGGCAACCGAAGTAAGGACCCAAATAAATATTTGAAAGACGCACTAATTCTGGAAAAAGCACACGCAAAAGCGCTGGCAATAGGTGACCCATTGTATCAACGTTACGCATTTTATTGCGCCAATAGCTACAAAGACTGTGGCAAATTTGAAGACGCAATCAAGTGGTATAAAATCACATTGAAACAAGACAATTGGGCACAAGAAAAATACGTATCATGTCTCTATATTTATGATTGTTATAACGCACTAGGTCAGAAGGAGCATGGATTCTATTATTTAATTGAAGCATTTTCACATGATATTGAACGTGTTGAGGCCCTCTATCCCTTGTTAGTTCATTACTGTTGTTCAAATCAAAATAACATTGCTTATAATTATTATTTGGTAGTAAAAAACTTCTATGAGCAAAGGTTTTTACATACAAACATGGACCAAAAATTGTTTATTAATGTGGACAAGGGCAACTTTTTTGTGCCATATTATATGATTTTAATTGCGGATTCTAGTAAAAACAAGACACAGGATTTTGAATGTATTGTAAAAATGTTTGAAATTATATTTGTTAAAAAACAGAAGCACATTGAACAATGGTATATCAAGAATTTGCTATACAATTTACAGTTCTTTATAACCCATGTAAAACCTGAAAACCGGAATTATTTTATTGGACTAGCCAATGAATATATTCATTTTTTAAAAGACAATGGACTACAATTAGAAACATATGATTTTCTCAAAGACTACAACAAATTTGGTATTAATACAGATTTTATATTTGAACCTTTAAAAAAAATTACTGAGGCAGATAGAAAGGCTAATTGCGTCTTTTCAAAAGCAGAATGTCAAGCTAGTAGCAATATATTATTTTATGTTGGATTTTCAGAAGTTCATTGGAACTACAGTTATTTGAAAGAAAACGCAATTGGTGGGTCGGAGAAAGCAGTGGCATATTTAACAAAGTATCTATCATCACAGGTCCAAGCATTAAAAAATACACAATTTAAGATTTACGTTGTTGGTGATGTAAAACCGGAAGAGCTCACAGATTTTAATGTAACTTATTTACATCTGTCTCAATTACCAAACCTGATTAGCAATGTTCCGTTTCATACAGTTGTTTGCTCGCGCTACATTGGATTCCTGGAAATGTTTAATAAATGTTCATTTCATCAGTTTTATATCTGGGCACACGACACCATGTTGCTGCCATATGGAACCAAATTAAGTGACAATGCCATATTGGAAAAATGGTCAAATTATATTGATGGCTGTGTGTGTCAAACAAATTGGCACGCAAATGAATATGAAAAAAAATATCCTTCATTGAAAGGCAAGACTATTATTATTAACAATGGAATTGATACAAATGCGTTTCCTTTATTTCCTTTACAAACTTGTAGAAAACAATCTAATAAATTTATTTACACATCTCGAACCGAACGTGGACTAACAAGAGTTTTAGAATTGTGGCCACAGATTTTGTTAGTTATGCCTGATGCTGAACTAGTTATTTCAACTTATACTAAGTTCCCTTTGAATAAAGAAGAAGAAAATATTAAAGCTATTATAGACAAATATGATAGTATAACACATCTTGGGCAACTAAATACGGAACAATTGTATAATGAAATGAGTACCTCAGAATATTGGTTGTATCCAACATGTTGGGCAGAGACATCTTGTATCACGGCATTAGAAATGTTAATGTCTGGAGTAATTTGCTTATATTATCCAGTGGCAGGACTAACTGACACAATGGATAAATATGGAATACAGATACAAAAAGGCAATGAAATAGACACGCTAAAAAGTCTAACTATTGTGAAAAAGGAGGTTCTAAGAAGAGAAGGGAAAGAATATGCTTTAAGTTGTTCGTGGAAAAACCGAGCTAAACTGTGGGCAAGTGTTTTCTTTGAAGAAAATACTAAAGAATCAGAATTAGAACCAAAAGAAAAGCAAACAATGCTATTCTTTTTACCATTTTGGTATAACCAGTTAAATTTACAAGATTATTTTGATAGTTATAGTTCAAAATACAATGTAATATATACACATGATGCGAATAGAGCCTTTGAATTGGTAGATGTAGACAAGGTGATTTTTGTTTTTGAAGTGTCAAATGAAGCAGTTTACAACCATTTTTTTGATAAGCAAAGCAATAAGCAGGTCGAAATAAGCATTTTAAATACAGAGCCAATGAATTTAATACACCGTTACCAAAATATAGAAAAATACCTCAAGAAATATGAAGGCATTAAAATATATGACTACAGCTTGTCAAATATTAAAATTCTAAACTCAAATGGTTTCACTAATACTCACCATTTACCCTATTTAATTTACAAAGAGGAACATGATTTTCTAGTAAATTTGAAAAAGAATACAGAGCAAATATATGACTTTGGTATTATATCAGCTGAAAATCCAGTAATTGTTGAGCGCCGGCTTGCTGTTGTAAACTTTTTAATAAACAATGGCTATACAGTGAAGGTTATACAAGGATTCAAAGGATTACGTGATAAGCAAATTGCGCAGTGTCGAATATTATTAAATATTCATGGGTCCAATAATGGCGAAGTTTCAAAAATATTTGAACACATACGATGCGACAGATTATTAGAAGCTGGATACCATATTCTGTCAGAGGATTGTCACCATTTAGACCAAATGTTTGTCAAAAAATACTCAAACAATTTAAAAATTATTCATTATAATGACTTTTTTAAGAATGAAACTTATTCAAATTTAATAATAAGGCAAAAAATAGTTGATTGCTTTATATTTTATAATGAACTAGAAATGCTTACATACAGACTTAATTTGTTATATAATGTAGTAGATTATTTTGTAATAGTTGAAGCACGGCAGACCTTTGTTGGAGAAAATAAACCATTATACTTTGATGAAAATAAGCATTTATTTGAAAAATTTACTAACAAAATTATTCACATTATTGTTGATATGCCATTTACAAAGGATACTATAGATATTACAAGAGGTGACCAATGGGCCAATGAGAAACACCAACGAAACTGTATTGCTGAAGGTTTAAAACAAATTGACAATGACATTAGTAACAAGCTGGCTTTAGATGATGTTATTATTATTGCTGACCTTGATGAAATACCGGACCCAAATACATTGAGTAAAATTAAAACTGGACAATTAAAAATTAAAAATGGTATCAGTAAATTAGAACAAGATTTTTATTACTATAATTTAAATAGCAAACGTGATGAAAAGTGGTATCATTGTAAAGTTTTAACGGTAAAGAAATACAAAGAACTTGGATTAACATGTGAAGAAATTCGGTTTTTAAGCTGCGATACAATAGTAAAAGGTGGCTGGCATTTGAGCTATTTTGGAAACACTACATTTATTAAAAATAAATTAGAGAATTTTGCGCACCAAGAATATAATTCAGTCAAATATACTGATATAAATGAAATACAGAAAAAGATTGATACCTGTTCTGATTTGTTTGGACGTAATACAAGTATAAATAGTATGAAGCAAGTAGATGTTTTTAACAATAATTATTTACCGCCATTGTATTACACATATCTAAAATCATTTTACACTATAAGTGAAAAAACAGAAAAAAATAGACAGCAAGAATTATTGCGTATTTTAAATAATGAATATTATGACAGCGCATGGAAAGGACATTTTGAATTTAGTATGTTTTTAGTAAATTATATAAAACCAAATATTGTTGTAGAATTGGGTGTAGATTATGGACATTCAACATTTTGTCTAGCTAGTCCAAATATTGGAACTGTTTATGCGATTGATTGTTTTGAAGGTGATATACATGCTGGTTTTAAAACTACTGAAAATATATTTAAAGATTTTAAAACCAAATTATTGAACAAATCATTGTTATTATCTGATAATATAATTCCAATTAAAGGCTATTTTGATGATGTTGTGCTAACATTTGATAAACAAATAGATATATTACACATTGATGGATTACATACTTACGAGGCTGTAAAGAATGATTTTGAAAAGTGGTCTGTTAAAACTAATCCTAATGCGGTAATTATAATGCACGATGTAATCGCATATTCAGATAGTGTGGGTAAGTTTTTCAATGAAATAGAATTTCCAAAATTTTATTTTACACATTCTGCTGGTCTTGGAGTTGTTTGTAAAAACCAGCAAGTGTTAGATGACTTGTTAGATAAATTGCTTAAAACTGGTCTACAATGTAATAACTATATTGTTTATAAAAAAGAAACAAAAGAATCAACCCAATCCGTAAACTTAATAAAGAAATATTGTTTTATTCATAGCTGTACATTTCAAAACAATGGCACTAAGAAACTGGATTATATTGTAGACAAGATTAATTCAAGTGGACTCATTAATGTATTAGATAATGTTTTTATAGTCAATATTGGTGTTCCAATTAAAAACATATACAATAATAACAGTTCAAATAATGTATCAACTAATAAATACATACTAACAAATTATAGTGAAAATACACTACTATATGAAAATCCTACTATAAATAAAATGAAGCTATTTGCTGAACAAAATCCAGACAGTTATATATTATATTTACACACTAAGGGGAACTCATATGATACTGAAATACAGTCTATAAATGACTGGACAGATATGATGTTGTATTTCTTAGTTGAAAATCACAAGACATGTATTAACAAAATGTATGAACAATATGACACAATTGGTTGTAATTATTCAGAATCACCTTCTAGACACTATCCCGGTAATTTTTGGTGGGCTAAATCAAGTTATATTAAAACTCTAAATTTGCTAAGTGAAGATATTCCTAGTAAAATGGCACCGGAATTTTGGTTGTTACAAAATGAACCAAATATATATACAATACATTCATCTGGAGTTAATCATTATCATGAATTATATCCTAGAAGTAAATACCAATTAGACTATATATTTACCAATACTTGGTTTGAATACAGTGAAATAAAACGACTCTTGTTGAATCATCTAGATAAAACTGCTATTAATAAAATACTAGAGATTGGTTCATATGAAGGCGCATCTGCGTGTTTTTTTTCAGACAATTTACTAGACAATGAAAAGTCATTTATTACATGTGTAGACCCATTTGACTTGGGTGATACAACTTCTCCATTAAGTACTAACACTAAAACCTATTTTTTCAATAACATTAAAAAAAGTAAGAATTATAATAAGATATTAGTTGAAGAAATGTATAGCACTGATTTTTATATAAAGAATGATATAAAGAATGATATAAAGAATGATATAAAGAATGATATAAAGAATGATATAAAGAATGATATAAAGTATAATTTTATTTACATTGATGGTAGTCATTTATTAGATGATATTATTGCTGATTTTAATGGTTGCTTACAAATCATTGAAGATAATGGCATAATTTGGATGGATGATTATGGCGCCGGTGAAATAACCAGATGTATAGACAATTTATATGAAGCAAATAGGCATTGTTTACAAATTATTCATAAGGGTTACCAAATTGCTTTTAGAAAAATATAATTTTTTTATTAAAGTGTGAAATAATTAAATAAAATACCGGAATTATTTAATTATTCTTTTTGTTTTTGTTTTTGTTTTTGTTTTTGTTTTTGTTTACCTCTCCGTAGAGAAAAAGAAGACCTGAAATAGTCGGCCATTTTCCTTACTATCACCAAAATAGTCCATTGACATATGGAAACGCTTGGAGTTAAACAGAATCAGACGATTGAATACATTGCCCACTTTATCTACTTGCTCCCATTTTGTTAAGTCTTGGCTACAACTGTCAGTCTGGTCCTTAGTATTCAGTATTTTGGCATCTTCTTCGGAATATTCTCCGTTTTTGAATCTGTAAAATGCGGTTCCGGCGGATAAAGGTGCGTCGGGTGTGAGATATACGACGCCAGCCCAATTATTCCAACTGTCTGTATGTACCCATGAGCGCTCTCTAGATGTGGTGTATTGAAATGAACCATTGTAAACTTCTTTTTTTTCATTCTTTATATCATTCTTTAAATTTGCGTTAGCATCCGGCATTGGAAATTCTGTTATTTTGCCTCCAAATGGTGCGACATATGCTTGTATAATAGCTTTTAAATGCTCATTCGCATACGATATAGTGCGCTGTCCTGGAAAATTGCCTCGTACTGAGAACTCTTGTGTTAAAATGAAGTCACGGGTGCTTTGTGCGTTATTATAAAAATTGTCTATTACAATTAGTCCACAAGATGGGCCTCTCAGTTGGAACGCATTATTAAGTTTCTCTTGTAGATTCAAAGATTTATTTACTGTTTTTTTTATTTCTTTTGTTTCCTTTTTATTATTTGTTGTCTCTAATAAATCAACTAACAAATTGCCATTTAATTGTGTTTCTACAAATTCCATTTTTATTGTATAATAAATAATATATCTTATAGTTTTTATATTATTTATTTATACATTAGTTTTACACACTAGATTCAAGTAGATGATAATGATTGTATTGTCGCAATTACAGATGGTGTGCTAGGAACCTGAACTGTGCCATATGCGGTCGCACCATAAGTTGCGATTAACAAGTTTAAATCTGCTGAATACCATGATAATTCTACATATTGATTCGCATTTAATGACTGAATATAATTCCACGAAGCCACATGAAATATATTTTGTGTATCTATTGTATTTCTTCTATTAGTCCCGGTAACACCAGTGCCGTCAACAGATAGCCATAAATTATAATTGTCATTCCCGCCATCTGTTTTTTGAAATTGGGCTGAGAATTGAATATTATATACACCTGTATGTCCAACAGTAATTCTTGAGCCAGTGCCACCAGTAATACCATTGCTTGCTGGGTCAATATAATTATATGTAATATTGTTTTTAAAAGCATTTGGTCCAGTAGCACCATTTGGCTGAGATACAGTAGAATATAATGATGCCCAGTAGCTGTTTGAAGAACCGGTTACTCCTTGAGCTCCTGTAGCTCCTGTAGCACCTGTAGCTCCTGTAGCACCTGTTGTCCCTTGGGAACCTGTGGCACCTGTTGTCCCTTGGGAACCTGTAGCACCTGTCGCACCCGTAGAACCTGTCGCACCTGTTGTTCCTTGGGAACCTGTCGCACCTGTTGTTCCTTGGGAACCTGTCGCACCTGTTGTCCCTTGGGAACCAGTAGAACCCGTTACTCCTTGGAGACCTGTAGCACCAGTAGCACCTGTATTGCCTTGAGCACCCGTTACTCCTTGGAGACCTTGAGCACCAGTGGCACCTGTAGCACCAGTGCGACCATTTATTAATGAATAAACTGGGCCAAAATATCCGGTTCCTCCTGGCACTATTTGTTGCGCTATCAAGTCAAATCCAGTTGCTCCAGGTGTCCCAGTGGTGCCAATGTGCCAACCACCCAAGGTCCCAATTGGCGCAAAAGGGTCTATTGCCGGTCCTACATTAATGAAAGGCGTCGCAAATCCATTTTCAGTATAAGCAATCCCAGCCAAATTGGAACCTAGTTTTGCCAAAGCAGTGCCTGTTGGGCCAGAAATTGTCAATGTGCCTGGACCTATCGAAATGTCTTTCCATGTATTGCCAGTAGTTCCTAATGAATATGTGTTAGTTACTGTTGGTATTAAATCACCAGAAATATAAAATGTAGGATTCCCAGTTGACCCTGGACTGTAATATTTCAAATTGTCTGAATAATATATGCCAGTAGTTCCGGTTTCCGAAGGATAAGATAATAGTAAAGACGCAGTGGCGCCTGTAGTGCCAAACGCGCCTATTACTTGAAGACTGGCGCCCGTAGCGCCTTGAGCACCTGTAGCACCTGTTATACCTTGTGAACCTGTTATACCTACGGAACCTTGAGCACCTGTATCTCCTTGGGCTCCCACATTTGCCGACGCTATTCCTGTAATTGAACTAAATGAACGAATATCAGTAACATAAAATAAACTACTCCTATAATCATTATTTGTATAAGAATTTGAACATCTATATGACAACTGATATAGTGGTCTTAATTCAACAATTGGCAAATCTGTTAAATCTAAGTCTGACCACTGTGCTTGTGTTGCTTTGCCAATAGATGTATAAAAATTTTGTCCCATAATTGCTATTATGGGTGTATACGCCATATTAGTAGCAGCTATCCACATATTAATAAAATCATTGTTAGGGCATGTTGTTAGGGTTCCGGAACCACCAGTTATAGTATTATAGTATGGTCTTACACCTATACCACTATTTAACAATGGATATGTAGTTGCTGTAGTTTTTCTCCAACTAGTTCCATTCAAATACAAAACTGGTAACAATACTGGAGTTAAACTAGTAGACCATATTCCCGGAGGACCATCTGTAATGTCTACTTGCAAATCTTCATCAAAAAATGTGCCTTCCGTTAAATCAAATTCTAAATCACTGTTTGTAGGATTTGCTAATTCTAAAGTGGGATATGTTATACCAAACCCATTGGCAATTGCTGCTCCGCGAGTTCTGTGTAAATATTCGTGTGTTGCCCAATCCATTGTTATTCCATGTCTTTCATCAAATAACATATATTCACTCGTAGCAGCAGTATTATAATATACATATGCTGTTGGCGCTTGCTGGTCCCATATAAAAAAAGTAGTCTGAACACCTAGTGTAGCATTTCCCGCAACAATACTAAAAAAAATGTAATATAATCCTGATGTATTGGTAATAGTAACGCTTTGTGGAGTTGAAATAGTAAATAATTGGCCTTGAAGCCATACTTGGTAACTTCCAGATACTGGAGTTATTGTAAAAATTCTTGTTATACTGTCAAATGCGATTGTAGAAGCAGTTCTATCAACATGACCCATTGGTTCATTGGTGGCTAGCTGAACGGCTGTATTTAATGGTCCTGTTACACCTTGGAGACCTTGAGCACCAGTGGCACCAGTAGCACCCGTAGCACCAGTAGCACCCGTAGCACCAGTAGCACCCGTAGCACCAGTGGCACCAGTTGCACCTGTAGAACCAGTAGCACCAGTAGCACCCGTAGCACCAGTAGAACCTGTTACTCCTTGGAGACCTTGAGCACCGGTGGAACCCGTGGAACCTGTAGAACCTGTAGAACCCGTGGAACCTGTAGAACCTGTAGAACCCGTGGAACCTGTAGAACCTGTAGAACCCGTTGTCCCTTGGGAACCTGTAGCACCTGTCGCGCCTGTAGAACCCGTAGCACCAGTGGCGCCCGTAGCACCTGTATGACCTGTAGAACCAGTTACGCCTCTAAGTCCCTGAGCTCCTTGAAACCCTTGTGCTCCTGTAGAACCTTGAGCGCCGGTGGCTCCTGTAGGCCCTTGCGCTCCTTGCGCACCTTGCGGTCCTGTTACACCATTCACTGCACTAAACGTCGTGTGTAAATGCGAATATGTTGCCAAGCTCTCATAATAACTTGTTGCCAATTGTGTTCCGCCACCACTATTACACGTGCCACAAATAATAACAACAACATGTGTATATATGGTAACATCTACGTCTGCTACAAAAATCAGCGGTACAGTAATTGACGATAACAGTGGGTTAAGAACCACTTGCGTCCCAGACGCAGCTATTTGTGTTAAAGTTGGACCACTACTATTATATCCATAAACAATGTAATTATAACTTGTATTTGGCACATCTGTGCTGTTACAAAACAACGTTAGTTCCCAAACACCTGATGGTATAGTTAATGGATTATCTAATTCAGTCAATGGAATCACAAATTGATTTGACCAATAATTTGTTCCAACTGTAGGAAATGTTTGCTGAAGAGATGAGCTTGCTACACTAGTTGCTGTAGTTGACAAATGGCGTGCCAAAGTTGGTGGATTAGTTGGCGGGCTATAAAAACCTCCATAAATTTGGTCTACAGCCAATGGGTCCTGAGGAGGATTCGGTAATAGTCCCGCATTTGTAAACCAACCTACTGTTGTATCTTCACTCATATTTAAATATAAAGTAAGTCCAGTTGTAAGACCAACTGCTCCTTGCGCGCCCGTGGCACCAGTGGACCCTGTAGAGCCAGTTATTCCTCGTTGACCCTGTGCTCCTCTCGCACCTGTGGCACCAGTTGCTCCTGTCGCACCAACACAATTACAGTCGTCCTGACAATCTACTGGTTGACCATTAATATATGACACGGTCAAATTAGTTACTGTTATATTTTCAGCATTGATGCTACTCATGTTATAATAAAAATATATTTTAAAATATATTATTATTTGTATTTTTTTAGAAAATTTTCAAGGAATAAGTTCAAGGAAGAGGAAATGGTCTCTGGGTCTTAGAAGCAGCCAATGGAATAGGCATAATTACATCCTGTTTCTTAAACAAATTCGCACTATTCAGACACTTCAGTTCAGGTGTCAAAGGTTTTACGGGATTGACTAAATTTGTTGACCCAATTCCGAACAAAAAGGTTTCAATATCAACTGGATTATGGGACAATGTTGACCAAGGCATTTGACCTTGAACGAGTCCAGTTCCAGCTAAACGTGTGTCATATGCGAGACCATTGGCGCCATTTGTATATAATTGCCATGACTCTGATTGTGTATTTTGTTTCTGGTCTAAGCAATAGTTGCCAGGGGTATTTTTATTTCGTGTAGATGCCATTATTACTATTATTATATGTAAATAATATTATATTTTATAAGATTTTGTTTATAATTTTGGTTCTTTAAAACATTGTTTTATTTAAGCACTCGGATTACAATATGAAAAGATGGTAATTAGTTTGCTTTTTAATTCATGTAATAGTTCATTGCCTACATGTCCTTCTACTAACATTTTACAAATACACTGATGTGTCAAATAAAACAATTGTTGACTAAACATTGTAATAAATAACAAATAATCCGAGTTTCGCTTATAAATAAAAAATTCTTGTTCAGTCTTTGCTTTGCTATTATCGACAACATAAGGGCTCAATTCTACTAAAAATTTGCTAAATTCGTCGTGCTTTATTAGACGCTCAAATACCATCTTTATACCCGCGTCCATTTTGGGGTCTTCTAGGCTTTCGGCGTCAAAAACGGATATTAGCTCGTCTCGATACAATTTTTCGCAAATATACATAATATCTTCTCTTGTGTAATCATAATCGCTTAAATCATCATCGTCGTCTTCATTATTTTCATTAACAATTTCATTATTTACTTGCTCTTTTTCTTTTTCTTTTTTTAGAGCTTGTGCTGCTAAAGCTTGTTCCTTGGCTAAATTAATTTCTTTTTCAAGACGGTCTTGTTCTGCTTGTAACTGTTTTTCTAAAGCTTCTGCTGCTAGCACTTTTTTACTCTTTCGTCCTCTTTTCTTTTTGACTTCTTCTGTTACTGCTGTACTTGATGGCACTTCTGACAAAGTAGTGGAAGTATCAGTTATTAATTTTGTTCCTTTTGTTTCTAGTGATGCTGTTGCTGACGCTGTCGCTGTTGCTTTTGTTTCTTTTGGAACTTCTAACGCCACTTGTGCTAAAATTGCTTCTAAATCTTCTATTGTATTCATATTCATATTTGTATTTGAGTTTGTATTCGCGTTTGTAATTGTCTTTGTCAAAATAGGATTTCCATTAATATTTGTAACAATATTAATATTACTAAAATTAAAATTAGCTTGAATTGCTGAACTAATTTGAGCCGCAACTTTTTCTGCCATTTTTTGCTCTAATTGCTTTGTTAATTCATTTTCTATATCACGATATTTTACTATAAAATCTGTTCTATACATTTTATAGTATTAATTTAAAAGCTTTAAATAGTTTTTATTTTGACAAATAATAAATGACAAATAATGACAAATAATGACAATAATTAGTAAAACAATTACTGATTACTATACATATCACGGTCTCTAGTCAACTCTCTAGAGGGCACACCACCGCGAACCCAACCTTGCGACGCATTTGACTCAATTATGTTATTTGGGTTCTGAACAGTTTGTTGCATCTCAGGAATCAACGGCGTCGTTCTGTATCTAAGATGGCTTTTCTCGGTCAATCTAGTTACAGAGCGCTTGTTAGTTACAGCCTCTCCTTGTTGGATTTGAGCCTCTAAAATGGGGTCAACTGCGCCTCTTCCTAAATAAGGGACGGTGGCAAAGGGGCGCTGAAATAAGTCGATTCTAGCCTTAGGGGCAGTTTGGATACCGCCAATAAGGAGCTTAGAACTCTCGTCAATGTTGGAACCACACATGTCAGAACCCATACTACCTGAATAATTAATTCCTGGCTGCGTTGTTGCTAATTGCTTCGCTTTTGACATATTACAGTCCACAGCAAAGTAATTTTGAAGCAAATAGGAGCACGATTGTGAGTTCTGGATTGAGTTTATGTCTTGGGAGCACTCGTCGTTGCCAATTCTGCCCATTTTATTAAATGTAAAATCTGAAACGTATGCCATTTTTATATATTACTACAATAAAAATAAAATATAATAATTTAATTTTTATTAATTTGATTTTTGGCTTAGGCAAAAATGTTTGACGTTGGGTAAATTTATTTTTCTAAATGTTACAGTGTTTTATTATACATACTAACAAATTGTTTATATTTTAAAAAAAAGTGAATTGTTTTATGTAATTGTATAACGCCAATTATTCTTGTACCTTTGAAGGTTTCCTTCCGGAGTGTCTTCCTTAGCAGACGGCATATTTCCATATAAATAATTAGCAAATGACCCTTGGTCATTTACAACTTTTGTGTTGGCTGTACTATAGAATCGCATCATCGAATTGTCTAAATCATAATTGTCCTTAAGGTCGCCATATAGCTCCTTATTGGTGTTATTAATGTCCGGATTTAGCATCTGTGTCTGCTTCTTTACGGCACTAGTAATATCCTCATGGACGTCAGGATTGAAACTGGGTGCGGCCGCTTTGCGTTCAGGGTCATCCATAATATCGGTCAAAAGCACGTTGCCAAATGGGTTCTGCTTGGTTGTTGGGTGAAACTCTGTGCGCAATACTGTCTCTAGGGTTACAGGATTGGTTATGAATGTTAAAGGTGTAATTTTTTTACCTTGTTTATTATTTTTGTTTTTTCCATTTTTACTATTTTGATTCTGATTCTGATTCTGATTATCATTAACAAAACCCTCTGTCATACCATATACAATTGTCTGCTTTCTGTATTTGTAAAATGAATAAATAATTGCCAATGTAATTACGCCAATAATTAGAAAATGTAGTTTTGCTGTGAAAACAAACCCTAGCAAAGATAATATAATAACTAAACGACTAATTGCGTTTAATTTGGCTTCAAATGACATCGATGATTGTAAAGGCCATATTTGTAAAATTGAGTCGCTCTTAAATAATATTGTCGGTTCATTTGACCAAAATGGAGTTGTCATTATATATACTATATACTTTTCTTATAAAATATTATTTCTTACTTTTCTTCTTTTTATTATTTGTATTAGTAGCATTTGTATTACTATTTGTATTATTAGCAGTATTTGGTGAAGGCTTGGCTCCTCGCGGTGTTCTATCCACCTTTTCACCAGTGCTAAAGATTTTAATAATTTCCTCTTCAGACAATGCGGGTTTCGCCGGTTCCACATTTGTAGGAGCAGAACTGGCTGCTGCTTGGTTCATATTACTAGCAGCCTTTGCCTTCATTCGCTCTCGCATCTTTGCTGCTTTCATGTTCTTATTTAATTGTGATTCCATTGCGCCCATGTTTACCTTGGTATTTTTGCCTAAACCAGGAATACCCATTTGGCTAAACATTTTTGACATATCTCCCATTCCAGGCATATTCTTCATTTGATTCAGCAAATCCATTCCTTCACTCATTAACTCACTTTCTTTAATTTCACCTGACTTGATTTTGGTCTCAATCTTGCCGCCAATGTTCTTTACCATACTCATGAGCTTACCTGGGTTTTTGAATAACTTTTGAAAAACATCCTTTGCGTCTTTGGATTCGTCAATATCCAAGTCCAATTCGGCTGCGGTTTCTTCTGCTAATTCCATGGCTAATTTACCTAATTTGCCTTCCATCATGCTATTAATATGCTTGTGAATATCATCGACATTTGGCATACCTTCTTTAGAAGTACTATCACCTTCTCCCTGGTCTTCGGCATGAACTTCTTTGTCACCTTCTCCGTCAACATTTTTCTTAGTAAAGTTATCAAACATTGACTGCATATTCTCCATTGTTTCGGCTAATTTGTCCTTCAACTCGTCTTCATTAATGGCTTCAAATAGTTTCGCAGCGTCGCCTAATTCAGCACTGTTGTGAACTGAGCCAATTACTGAAAACAAAATTAGTTGTAAATATTTCCAGACTGTTTCTCTAGTATTGTCGCTAATATCGCATTTCCACAATTGCTTAAATACAATACCGGGTAAAAACTCAGTGTTTATAGTAGAGTCGTCATTAAAAATATCGGCATTCTTATACAGAATATCAAAGAATCGCTCTGGTAGCACTTTGACACAATGACGGAACACAAAAGCTACCTCGGCTTTTGCTCTGGGATTAGTTTCATCTTCTACAGAAACAGTAGTTCTTGTCCACCATCGCTTAATTAACCCACTGTATTCGGGGAATGTAGTAACAATGTCTAAAATAAAATCATTAATAATTTTATTAAATTCGGCTGGGATTGTTAAATCTTCTACAGTTTTCTTTGGTTGCTCGGTCATTTATATATCTTGTATTACTGAATATATATTTAAATCAAACTAACAAAATATATATTTTATATAAAATTATAAAATTATAAAATTATTTTATAATTTTAAAAACTATTTTATAATTTTAAAAAACTATTTCAGCGCGCATTTATCAATTGTCACAGCCTTGGTAACATTTTTCACAATTTTTTCTATATTATCTTGCTGTTCTTGAATTGTGCCACCGGACATGGAGTTCATTACAATTTTATTGTATTTCACATTTTGTTTTGTTGTTGGGTCTCGGCACCCTGGATGTTCCTTCACCCATTCATTAATTTGCTTGATATTTTTAAAAGCAATTAGCTTTATTGCGCTTTTTAGATTCGGTTTATCATCTGTTTCCTTTTTCCAGCAATTATTTTCTTTAATATACACTGTCTCACGTTTTAAATCAGTGCAATGTATGGGTCTTTCATTTGTATCTAAATTATTCAGATTCTTTAGTAAAATTTTGGAAACACCGTCAGCATAATCCATGTGAGCAAAATTCTCCAGGTCAGACATTTGTATGGCAATTGTATCAACAAATTCACTCATATTCATCGCACCTTTACACGTGTCATTTAGAAACAAATTCAAATTAAATGAATTATGTGAATTTACATTGTTAGTTGTATTATTATTAATTGAATTGTTTATAAATTCTTTCTTAACTAGCTCCATAATTAAGCTCTTGAAATCAGCATTCTCTTTTAATAAATATTGAATTAGATTCATATTTTCTGGCGTTTCTGGCGTTTCTGGTGTTTCTGAAGTTGAATTTGGTTCATTACTATTATTATATACAATTGGTTTACATTTCTTTTTATGTAACCATATTCCATTATGAGAATAATATTGTTTAGAACAAATATTACACGCATATTTTAATAATTTGCTACTTTCTGTATCACTAAAGCTATCACTTCCATCACCAAATACGTTTTTTTTGTGTTTTGCTGTTAAAATATGTTTGTCATAATTATACTGTTTGCTAGTATAATAGTCACATTTTTCGCAACAAAATTCTTTTGCTACTTTTCCTACATTTTCGTTCACTTTGTTCACGGACATATCACTAAAGTAGCTGAAGAAAATAATTTTGTCAAAAATGAAAAAAAATTATCATCACAAAATTTTGAAACCTCAAAAATAAATTGTGACGAGTATGGTCAAAATGTGAAAAAACAGTGTTTTTCAAAACTTTTTTTGGGTTTTCATTTTTGGACATTTATAAATGTCCAATTTTTGATTCCCTTTTTACTTTTTGGAATTGATTTCTTCACTTTTTCAAAAATAAAAACTAACAAAATAAAAACTAAAATACTAAGGTTTTTATCAAGTGAATCATTTTAAAGCACATTTATCAATTGTGACAGCCTTGGTAATATTTTTCACAATTTTTTCTATATTATCTTGCTGTTCTTGAATTGTGCCACCGGACATGGAGTTCATTACAATTTTATTGTATTTCACATTTTGTTTTGTTGTTGGGTCTCGACACCCTGGATGTTCCTTCACCCATTCATTAATTTGCTTGATATTTTTAAAAGCAATTAGCTTTATTGCGCTTTTCAGATTCGGTTTATCATCTGTTTCCTTTTTCCAACAATTATTTTCTTTAATATACACTGTCTCGCGTTTTAAATCAGTGCAATGTATGGGTCTTTCATTTGTATCTAAATTATTCAGATTCTTTAGTAAAATTTTGGAAACACCGTCAGCATAATCCATGTGCGCAAAATTCTCCAGGTCAGACATTTGTATAGCAATTGTATCAACAAATTCACTCATATTCATCGCACCTTTACATGTGTCATTTAGAAACAAATTCAAATTAAATGAATTATGTGAATTTACATTGTTAGTTGTATTATTATTATTAATTGAATTGTTTATAAATTCTTTCTTAACTAGCTCCATAATTAAGCTCTTAAAATCAGCATTCTCTTTTAATAAATATTGAATCAGATTATCTTTTTTTAACAAGTTTGATTCATCATTAATTTCATCTTCTGAATCATCATTATTTTCATCATTAAGTTCATCTTCTGGTTCATTAACTACATCATTTTCAGTAATACATTTTTTTTTATGTCTCCAAAGACCAGCTCTATCACTATATTTTTTATCACATTTTTTACAACAATATTTACTAAATGTTGCTGAAATATTGTTGCTTTTTGCTGAAATATTGTTGTCAGTCGTTGTTTTTTGATGTTTAGCACTCAACAAATGTGTATTCATATTATTCTTTCTGCTTGTGCCATAGTCACACTTTTTACAATAAAATTTATTGCTTAATTGTTGCTTAATATTGTTGTCAAGCGTTGTCATAAACTAGCAAAAGAAAATAATTTTGGGATTTTGAATAAAAACACAAAAAATTATCATCACAAAATTTTGAAACCTCAAAAATAAATTGTGACGAGTATGGTCAAAATGTGAAAAAACAGTGTTTTTCAAAACTTTTTTTGGCTTTTCATTTTTGGACATTTATAAATGTCCAATTTTTGATTCCCTTTTTACTTTTTGGAATTGATTTCTTCACTTTTTCAAAAATAAATAAAAAGAAAAATAAAACTAACCAAATAAAAAAATTATTTATTAGTATTTTATATGGATAATACTAATAAATCAAATGATGCCGTTGACCTACACAATGTAAAATTTTTAAACATGGAAGTTGATTATATAATATTCTTTGCATCAATCATATTACCATTTGTAAATGAAATAGCTATTACACTAACAAAATCAGGCCTACCTATATTTCATAATTTATATAGAGTATGTCTTCATAATGATATTTTTACAGTGATGACAGAAACATGTAAACAAAATAAGAAAATACACTGCACAAACGGCGAAACATTTCGCGGTCTGTTTATTGATGCGTTAGCATATTTAGGTATAATATTAAACATTGGTAGAAACACATTAAAATATGGATATATAACTGGAGTAGTAAGCGGTTTTGTTTTAATTTTGTGTTCTATTGTATTTACTAATTTATATTTAGGACAAATAATACACAAACTAAAAGACATTTTACATGTAAAAACGCCATTTATGAATATTCTTATTGGATTAATATGTATTATTATACTAGTATTTGCTACCAGTTTTTTACAAAATATATCATCTAAGTTATTTCAACATTATAAAATAGATAAAATAAATGAACCAGTATTAGAAAATAAAACAGAAGAAAAAATATTACAATTTTTGGAATAAATTATGTAATATATAAAATTGTTACAGCAGTGCTGAAATCTTAGATAAATTTTGAATATACTTCATTGCTTTTGCTTGGTTTTCCTTCCCCATGTTTTGAATTGGTTCACGTAGCATGTGAATATACTCCATAATATTATCAGATTGCGCATAGCCACCTACGTCTGTTGTATAATCCTTTTCCAAAAAGAAACTAATGTCGCCCTTTTCAATCTGAGTTTTATAAGGAGTAGCTACATAATTAATCCATATTTTAATAAGCATCTTTGGATTGGCGCGACGAATTGTTGATAGCGAATTTTTTGCCGACATAATTTTGACATTATTGGGAAACACATTACTAATATCATTAATAAACTCAGTAAAATGGTCATTAAAAATTGTCGCAATATTTGGATTTTTTGTAGACATTATTGTAATATATTAATTATTACTTATGTGAATTCTTTATATCTATTTTCTAGTTTATAA